GTGGCATAGGAATAGGGCAGATGCTTGCAAAGGGAATATGGTCTGTTTCCTCGTTGTCAATAATCTGATCGCCTGCATAGACTACCTTGCGGAGTTCTGCAATCCCATCACCATCAAAGTCGGTACGAATATAGCACTCAAACAACTCTACTTCTTGCATCGTAAAGTCTAGACTCTGTGTCTCGTCTGGCATTTCGCCTGCGCTGTACCTTGCTACTCTTTCAGGAGTATATGTAAGGTCGTTGTACGCTGGCATCTTGTCCACTTGTTTTTGTGGATAGCCCATAGCGATTAAGTCTGAACGAGTCTTTACTGTGCGGTGTGCTACAAAACGAGCATTCTTTAGGTTCTTATCGCGCTTGGCAATTAAGAACTCCTCTGGTGGCACATTCTCGATACAGACTTTGCCAACTTCTTTTTTCTTCTTGATGACTACATTGTAAGAAAGGATAGGCATACCCATTGGGTCTATGCCGACTTCCTCGGTCTCTTGGCTGACTAACTCCATCTCATTATCTGCAAACATGAGAGTAAGTTCTTCTGCGTTTAATCCTTTGTATTCTTCCTTGGTAGGATCTTCGCTATCTTCCCACCAATACTTAACGATTCCATTCTTTTGTAAAAGTGCATCTTTCATCCAATCGTGTAGGATGATGACACCATCGTTATCGTTGAAGAACACATAGTTCGTAAGTTCGGTAGCTTGCTTGGCAAACTCCTCATCTCCTGGCATTCTTGGCTCGAACCGACCTAACTCGTCTGATCCAGCAAAGATACGCATTAACTGAGGTAAAGCACCATCTACGACCTCGGCTACTTCGCCTGTTACGATTTTAGAACGACCATCTACCTCGTTACCATACTCGTAACGATTGTAGTAGTTGATCGCCTTTGTGCGTTGCTCTACTGTTTCGGTCTCTACATAGCCGATAGCATCATCTATCTCTGCTTCGAGAATGACCTTTAGTTTCTGTTCATCCATTTATACGATCCATGAAGTTTTTACTGTTATCGGTTGCGACCAAGTAGTGTTTTGTTCCATTCCTAATGCTAAATAACGAAAGCTGTCGCTGCCATGACTTGCCCAATCGTGCATTGGCTTGTCAAAAAAGACATTACGCTTTTCGTCATAATCGCGCCTATAGTTCCTAAGACAGTCTAGCCCTTGCTTTACCTGTGGCATATTGAACCAACATCTCGGTAAGAGTCTACGGACTGCCTGAATACCATCATCTACAGAAAGTCTTGGCAGAACCCGAACATCTAGTCCAGCTTCTCTCAACACTTCCAATCTGCTCTTGCCTGTGCCTAGTTCTCTTACTTCCACATCATGCGGTAGGAGTTGCTCTGCTTTCTCCCACTTGTTATCTTTTAGCCAGTTAACATACCAATCGAGTCCTTGACCATGATTCTCTACATAATCTAAGAGTCTTACTTCTTGTCCTGTTGCCTGTGCCACCCATATTGCTGTGCTATCACCCATACCCAAATCCCAAGCCACATAAGTTCTACAGAGATCATCTCTTGTAATCTCGCATAGCCTTCCTTTGGATTCGAGGTCGTTAAGTAGTTTTCCATAATAGCTTCCTTCGACTGCTGCGTTAAAACTACACTCGAACTCTTGGTTGTACTTATCGTCTCCCATCTCTTTCTGAGCAGACCATAATTCATCTAAATCTATTAGCTTTGTTTCGCTTGCCTTAAATTGTAGTGCTGCCCATCCTTCTTCTTTCCCTGCTCTGTCAAACAAGTCTTTGAAGTGGTTGTTACCCTTGGGTGTGCCGATAAACAGACAAAACCCTTTGCGATCTGCCAAACTAGGTCTCAGGATTTCGTTCCATATTTTTGGGTTCTGATCGCCTATCTCATCTAAAACTGCACCATCGAAATATTGACCCCTGAGTGAGTCTGGGTTATCTGATCCGTATAACTGTATTCGTCTACCAAAGAAGTCTACTCTTAACTCCGCTATATTTGCTACTGCTTCTAGTGGTCTTACAAACTCTGTAAGGTAGTCCCAAGCTACCCTCTTTGCCTGGCTATATGTTGGCGCGATATACGCATACCGAGGGTTAGGCTTGTCGTTCTTCATAGCACTCTTAATAAGCTGATTAAGTGCTGCTACTGTCTTTCCCATCCTACGATGTGCCACACCAACTACAAAGCGATGTTTATCCATCGCATCGTGAATTAACTTTTGCGGTTCTCTTGGCTTGTAAGGTATGGTTACTACTCTAACCACTTGACACCGACTTCACCAGAATGTTCTATAGCGTTTGTTTCTTTCCAATTAGCCCTAGTCTTTAACCAAAAGATAGCTGCTGCTGTATTGCCGTTCTTAGCCTGTTGGAATAGCGTTTGACCAATAGAGGCATTAGCATCTATACGACCATCTTCTAAATCCTTCTTATAATGCTTTACTAGCGTGTCATCGGATATGTCTAGCTTGCCAGAAATATCTACATACTTAATCCCTACAGCACTTAGGCTTCGGACTAACTTTCTAGTTTCTTCGGTAGGGATATGTTCTACACCTTGCATATCATTCCTTTTCTAACTCCGAAAGTACACCCTTTTTGCCTGTAAATTCTTCCCATCGTTGCACAATAACATCGCAATACTTAGGGTCTAATTCCATTAGATATGATTTTCTGCCTAATTTTTCAGCAGCAATCATGGTTGTGCCTGTGCCACCGAATGTATCTAATACACTACCTTTTGGGGGACAAAAGTTATTGATTATGTTCTCAGGCAAATACAATGGAAATGTTGCCTTATGTATACCAGAATATTCATTGCCAGCAGCGGATGATCCTTCAATTACATTGTAGTAAGACCCTTGGCTAAACTGTGCATTTTGAAATTTGCGTTTGCCATCACCAAAACAGAGGATAAATTCAACCAAATTATTTATTACACCACCTTGTATGTGCGGTGCAACATTATTCTTTTTCCAATAAACAATGTCTTTAAATTGATTTCTGTAATGCGCTAATACATCCACAATAACTCGTTTATTGCCTTCTACTAACCCTATATTGTATAAAACCTCATTACACACAGAAAATATGCAATTTAGGTTGGATATTACAAAATCTCTGTATTCATCTTCTGATTGGTTGTCATCAAAAGAATTGTATTTTTTTTCAGTTCTAGCGTTACCTTTTATTTGCAACGATCCTGCATTGTATGGAGGCGATGTAAAGCATATATCAGCCCTATTGCCATCCATTAGCTTATCTACATCATCTATGCTTGTGCTATCACCACACATAAGCCTGTGATTGCCTAATATGTAGATGTCCCCTAGCTTTGTCTTTGGCTCTACAGGAGTCTCTGGTACAGCATCTTCATCCGTTAGCCCTTCTGTTTCCTCTATCGGGTTTAACAGGGCATCTAGCTCATCAGGATCAAAACCTAACAAGGAAAGATCTATATCGTCTTTTAGGTCTTGCAACTCTAGCGACAGCATAGATGTATCCCACCCTGAATTGAGTGCGATTCTATTGTCTGCCAAGACATAGGCTTTTCTTTGTGATTCTGTAAGGTGTTGTAATTCTACAACAGGCACTTTATCCATGCCTAGTTTTCTTGCTGCCATGAGCCTTCCATGACCAGCTATAACTGAGTTATCTTTATCTACAAGAATAGGATTATTAAATCCAAACTCTTTTATAGACCCTGCTATCTGCGCCACTTGCTCGTCTGAGTGTGTTCTTGCGTTTTTAGCATAAGGAATCAGTTTATCTACTGCTTCCCATTTAATTTGTTTTGCTCCTAACATTCCATTCCCTATGGGTTGATGGTTGATGATGTTGTTATTCTACAACAGCTTTTTAACTCCGTAGAAGTATAGGTCTTTAGTTACCTCTCCTACTCCAAATTCGCAAATAGAAAACATACTGTCTAAATCAAAGTTCTCTACAAAGTCTTGCTCTGTTAAGTTCTTGTAGTAATCATGGCAGAATGGTGCGTCTGCTGGACTAGTGCGTTTTGTTCCATGCTCTGCTCTGCCTGTAGTAGCGCAGGTCATAACGATTAAACCATTAGGCTTTGTCATTCTGTGCATATTTTGGAATGTTGCTACCCAATCTGGGTTATGCTCAAAGCACTCACAAGAGATTATTGTGTCAAATTCATTATCAGGAGCATCGTAATCTTGCCCTGTACATACAATATCTACACCTTTTCCTATGCCTAGGTCTATTCCTATGTAGTTGCAGTCTTTAAAAAACTGCCTCACAGACCCATTTATATCTAGGCTACCGACTTCTAATACTTTGCAATTAACAAAGTTATCAGGATAAAACCTAGCTACTGCGCTTACAAAATCAAACTGTTGTTGATGAGCCATTAGTAGTTAACTCCATTTTTGGCGGTCTGCCCAATATGCCGCACTCATCTTTCCCTTCGCTATGTTCTTAGCGTGTCTTGCCTTAAATGACTTTCTTCTTGCCTTGTCAGCTTGCGACTCGCCCTCTCTTGGTGGGCTACCTGTCATTCCTTGCTGACCAAAACGGATGGTCTTTACCTTATCACCCTCTTTTGCCACGACTACATGGCTTTTAGTAGGGTGGCTAGGTGTCTTTTTGGGTTTGTTATACCCTGCTACACCAATTCGTTCTAGGACTCCTGCAGCTTCTCTAATCTTCACTTTTTGTATCGAGCAGACTTACCAGCTTCTGACATAGCAATCGCCATAGCTTGTTTAGGGTTCTTAACTACCTTCTTAGACTTGCCAGAATGTAGAGTTCCTTCTTTGTACTCACCCATTACTTTGCCAATCTTCTTCTGTGCTTTGGTCATCATTTTTTAGCTTTCATTGGCTTTGCTGTCTTAGCTGCCTGTTTAAATGCTTTAGCTGTTGGTGCGCCTGGTGTGCCTGGCTTACGCATCTTCTCGCCTGATCCTTCGGCTATGCGTTTTCTCTTTGCTGCGATATTTCCGTAAAGACTATTCTTCATCTTCCATCTCCATTTCTTCTTCCTCACCGACAGCTTCCCAAGCCTGACAGCCATTTTCATCGGAACATACAAAGTCGAATATAGCACAATGACCCATGCCCTTACCTACTCCGCATTTGGTCATTTC